TTAAACGCAGTTTTTTTCGATGGCGATCTGGATGGTGATGTCGCCGTTGATGGTGATGCTGGTGTGGCGGCTGTGGTTTGCCGCTGGCTCACAGGCTCCCTGGTCGCCGAATGCAGCCTGTACGGCTCTGGCTATACGTTCGTCCATAACGCTCCCTATCTAGCTCCTACTCTCAAGAAGGGCAGTATTGTAGCGGTGCTGGGCTGTTTGTCACTGTCTTTAAAGATGTCGTAGAGCGCCAGGACGAGTTCGACCTTCTTTTGTGGCGCAAGCCGCAGCCTGTACTGTTCCATACCTTCCTCTACCGCTGTGAGCACGCTGGCGAAGATAGCGCGGTCGAAGTCGGCCGCCGCTGGCGTTATCGTCTCGCCTGCCTCCCCTGGCCGCATAGGGCCGTTCCCGGTAACTAGCCACTCCAGGTTTGTGCCCGTAGCCTTAGATAGGGCGATTAAGTTCAGCCTGGATGGGTCTGAGCGCCCATTTCGCCATTTTCGTACGACAGACTCTGATATTCCGGCCATTCGTGCGAGTTTTGTCGCACTGCCTGCCTGTTCAATAAGCCTTTCTATACGCGATTCGAACCCGTCACTTTCGGATTCGGAGAATGTGACCGTGACGTCACTTTTATTTTTGCTGGTCACTATCTTTGTAACCCTCTGTATTTACTGGATAAAAATATCTAGATCCTACTAATTCGCACGTTCGTAGAAAATGACCGCACGAATGTGTTGCAGATCGTCTGATCGTACGATATCTTTGTCCACATGAAGACATTACACACCCAAAAAAATGCCAGTCGCGCCAACGACTGGCATTACACAGAGATCGAGAGTGCGGTGAAGCGCCGTTTTGGCAGCTATGCCGGACTTGCCCGGGCCTGGAATGCGGAGCATCCAGACAACAACATCAGCCGGTACACGCTGGTCAAAAGCGCCCGACAGCGCCAGAGCGAACTGGGCGAGACCGTGATCAGCTGGGGCATTGAAGAGCCTGCTGCGGTGATCTGGCCGACACGCTATGACGAAGACGGGGCGCGCATTAAGTACCGCACTCGATCAGAGGCCAAGCATACCGCAGAAACGCCCGCTCGGCCCAGTAAAGCCGAGGTGTTTGATGCGGTCATGGGCATCAATGCGGAGGGCCGCAGTGATGACTAAAGAGTGGCTGACCGCAGACGAGCTGGCGGGCATTGAAGGACTGCCAGCTAGCAAAAGTGGCGTAATCCGTCGGGCGAAAAAAGACGCGTGGGTCAGTCGCCATCGTGCCAAGGGCAAAGGGCTGGAATATCAGCTTGATTCTCTGCCCATTGAGACCCAGCGCGCCCTTGCCAAAAGCGACGCCGAAACCGCCGCGCAGTCACCGATTGCGATACAGGCAAAAGCGACGGTTGCACTGGATAACCGCGCCCGCCAGGGGGCCTCGAAAGAGGCCCAATCCAGCGGCCTTAAACAGCTGATCAACCTGCCTGAGGTTCCGCGTCAGCGGGCCGAAGCACGGTTGCTGATTCTGCAGGCGGGCAAGGCCTTTGTGGCGCCCTACATACGCTCTCGCCAGCAGGTTGCAGGCGAGAAAGCCTTCGCCAAGGCCTACAGCACGCAGGATCTGACACTGCCGAGCTGGGTGTTTGAGACGGTGCCGACGGTGTCCTGGATGAGCCTGAGACGCTGGCAGAAGACGCTGGACGAAGACGGCGCCGCAGCGCTGGCCGGGCGCTACAAGAGTGCGGTGCAGAGCAAGATTGATGAGCAGCCCGACATGGGCAACTTCCTGCGGGCGATCATCACCAGCAAGCCGCATCTGGCGGGTAAAACCTGCCACCTGCGCGAACTGCTGGAAGTGCACAGCGCCAAGAACGGCATGGGCTGGGAGATCCCGAGCCCCTCCAGCATCCGCCGCTGGGTGGTGCAGTGGAGCGCCGATAACCAGGCCGCCATCGCCTATGTGACGGACCCGAACCGCTACAACAGCAAGTACCGCAGCGCGGTGGAGCAGGCCTATCCCTGGATGAGCCAGCCGAATGATATCTGGGAGTTCGACTCGACCCCGGTGGACGCAATGCTAAAGGAAGGGCGGCATTCGATTATCGCGGTGATCGACTGCTTTACCCGGCGGGTAAAGATGATAGTCAGCCCGACATCGGACTCCGAAGGCATCTGCCTGCTGTTGCGCAAGACCCTGCTCGACTGGGGCACGCTCAACGAAGGCGGCGTGGCCAAGACGGACAACGGCTCGGATTACGTGAGCCGGCGCACCACGGGCGTATTCAACCTGCTGGGCATCAATCAGGAGCGCGCCAACCCCTACAGCGGCTGGGAAAAGCCCTTTATAGAGCGCTTTTTCCGCACCCTGAGCCACAGCATTGTCGAGTTGCTGCCGGGTTATATCGGCCACAACGTGGCGGACCGCGAAGTGATTGAAGCGGCCAAGCATTTCGCCCAGCGGCTGGCTGAAAAACGCCGGCCCGAGGCTGAAAAAGAAGGCTTTAACCTGCGTTTAACCCGCGAAGAGCTGCAGGCGTTTCTGGATAACTGGCTGGATGCCTACTACCACCACCGGCCCCACCAGGGCGAGGGCATGAAGGGCATCACCCCATTCAAGAAGTACGCCGATTCCGGCTACAGCCCCTGGGCTGTGAGTGACGAAGGCGCGCTGGATGTGCTGCTGAACCGGGCCGGCACTGCGCGGGTGCTGAAAGGCCGCATCAAGTGTGGCGGGCTGGAATACAGCGCACCTGAGCTGATGGAACACGAGTGGAAGGGGCAGAAAGTGGAAGTGTTTCTGGACCCGAACGACGTGGGCCGGGCCTTTTTGTACCGCGAGGGCAGCTGGGATCTGCGGGTTGAGGCGGTGGATGTACGCATGATCGGCCAGGGCGTGAGCCCGGATGCGTTCCGCGCCAAGAAGCGCGAAGACGCCAAGGCGCTGCGCTCTTTCCGTCGCGAGATGAAGGAGCTAGCCAAGACCTTCGGCGTGGACGGGCTGCACCAGGATGCCATCGACCATTTCACCGACAAAGCCAAGGGCCTGGCGCTGTTCCCGCAGCCGAGCCGCGAACACAGCAACGAGGCCATTGCGGCGCTGAGCAAGACCGCCGATCGGCTGCGCAAGCCCACCGATCCGCAGTATTCCGAGGCCGAAATTGCGCATTTGAAGCGCCAGCGCGAGGCGATTGAAGCCAAGCAGGCGGCCGTGGCGCAGCAGCAGGGCCTGCAGGTACGCAACGAACACGACAAGGCGCGGCTGCTGGCCGAGCAATCGCTTGAGCGTGAGCTGAAACCGAGCGAGCTGGAGTACCTGGCGGATTACAAGCGGCATAACCGCTTTGGCGGGAAACAGATCGACGAAATCATGGCGCGCAAGCAGCACAAGAGTAGCTGAAGCGCGCCACGGGAGAGTGGCCAGAAGGTCACTATCAACGGGCCCCAACTTTTGCTGAGCGCGGGCCCGCCAAACATCAAGGAGAGTAGCAGATGAAAGCAATAGTCGCACCGGTGAAGAACGTGATCGCCACGCAGAATGCGTTCGATTCGCTCTACAACCGATCTTACGGGGTGCCCGGTATTGGGCTGATTCACGGGCCTACCGGCTTTGGCAAGACCACCTCGGTGGCCTACCTGTTCAACCAGGTCAACGGCGTGCTGGTGCGCGCCCGGGCCAACGATACATCGAGCAGCCTGCTGGGGCGCATCGTCTCCGAACTGGGGGCCCAGCCCATGCAGCGCAATGCCCGCATGGTGGATTACATCATCGAACAGATGAGCATGTACGAACGCCCGCTGTTCATTGATGAGGCCGACTACCTGATGGGGGATATCAAGCTTTTGGAGTCTATCCGCGACCTGTACGACGCCACCGAAGTGCCGGTGGTGCTGATCGGCATGGATCAGATCGCCAAGCGCATCAGCTCGCGCAAGCAGTTTTTCAACCGCATCAGCGAGTGGGTGGAGTTCCGCCCGGCGGATCTGGATGACGTGATGGTGATGGCCGATTGCATGCTGGAACGCGGCATCCAGGTGGAAGCCGAGCTGCTGGAGAAGCTGCGGCAATCCGCCAGTGGCGAGATGCGTCGCATCACCATTGGCCTGGCGCAGATCGAGAAGCTGGCCCGCGCCAATGAGCTGGATATCGTCACCATCGGCCACTGGGGGGATCAGCCCTTCCATGGCATGCGCCGGGCCGTGGCGTAGGAGGCTGAAACGTGAGTCAGGCACGACGCAAAGCGTGGACATGGATCGTTAATCAAGCGGATGAGGGCGATGCGGTGAGTCTGTTTACAGCGGTGGAGCTGGCCCATTCGGTGGGCATTGCGCGAGGCCGGGCCAAGCGGTTTATCCGCTTCCTGGAAGAGCACAAGCGCGTGAAGCTGGTGCAGCGTGGGGGCGGCCCTGTGGCCGCAACCTACCGGGTTATCAGTACCGAACCGCTGCAGTTCGACAAGCGCGCCAGCTTTACGCGGGCCAACTCGGCCCGCCAGCGCATTTGGAACAGCTGCCGGATCCTGCGCACCTTCTCCCTGGCTGAACTGGCGGCAACATCGCAGGCGGCCTACGCCACCTGCTGCGCCTACATCAAACGGCTGGAACGGGTGGGGCTGGTGCGCAAGGTCAAGCGCCATGCGCCGGAACATGGGAACTGCGCGCTGTTTCGGCTGAATATCGATGTCGGTCATGCGCACCCGATCGTGCGCAACGACGGCGTATTCTGCCCAGCGCGCAACACCCTGTACCCCTACAAGGAAACACGGACATGAGTGATTGGCTGGAGGTACTGCGCGAACAAGTCGCGACAAGCTCCCAGAGCCGAGTGGCGCTGGAACTGGGAGTCAGCAAGACAATGATCAGCCAGGTGCTGGGCGGGAAATACCCGGCAGAGCCTGCGGATCTGCGCCGCAAGGTCGAAGGCCATTACATGGACCGGACGGTGGAATGCCCGGTGCTGGGGATTATCCCGATACACGAGTGCGAGGCACACCAGCAGCGGCCGTTCTCGGCCACCAACCCCCAGCGGGTGCGGTTGTACCGCGCCTGCCGGGCGGGTTGCCCGAACTCGAATCTGGAAACCACCGCCAAGGCCCAGCGCCAGGCGGTACAGCAGTCCGACACGGGCCTGCGACCTTATCAAACGGATGATCAGATTGCCTTCTGTCGGCGCATGGCCGGCGACAGCGATCGCAAAAACGTGGAACTGCTGGAGCGTGAGTTAAGCCGTATCGCCACCCAGTACAACCTGCTGCTATGGCAGATGCAGCACAAGGAGAGCAAGTGATGACGCGTGCAAATGTTCAAAACGAACACATCGCAGGCCAGCTGGCCAAGGTGAATCTGGCGGTGAATGTACTGGTTAAACGCGGTTTAACGGTCACCGCCATCAGCATCGAAGGCCACAGCCCGCCGATCGAAATTATCCAGGGCCCGGCATGTCGCGAGTTTCGCCAGGCCGTGAGCAAGTGGATCAACAAGAACGGCCGGCGGCAGACCGAGCGCGTGGCAATCGTGGGTGAATGCCAGGTGCGCTGGATCGAACGCAACTAACTGAAGAGGAAAGGAATCATGGCATCAGTTCAGTACTACATCGTTGATTTGGCTAAATCCTCCATTCACTGCCGCCTGGTGTTGCAGCACAGCCTGCGCCCGGCCGGTGGCACCTGTGAGCTGGCCCGCGCCAGGCGGGTGCCTGAAGACGAGGTAAACGCCGCCCTGAGTCGTTACGACAACGGCTCCACCACCCGCGCCATCCTGTGCGATGCCATCGATCAGATGGCCTATGCCGGCAGAACCGACGCCATACCCTGGCGGGAACTGCTGGGGCTGTGCAAGCGGGTGGAAGAAGAGCAACAGGCAGCAAAAGAAACAGCACAACAGCAGAGGGCAAGCGCATGAACAACGCCGTGCAACAACACATCCCCGAGGGCTACCTGATGGACCAGGCAGGGCGCCTGGTGCCGGTGTCCAAAATCGACGAGATCGACCTGACCCGCAACGACCTGGTGGGCGATATCGTCGGCAAGGCGCTGGCGCTGCAGCGCGCCATGGAAGAATTCAAGTTCGCCGTGCTGGGCGATATCGAAGCCTTTATCGAGCTGAGCGCCGAGCGTTACGACGTGCAGCTGGGCGGCAAGAAGGGCAACGTCACCCTCAGCAGCATTGATGGCCGCTACAAGATTCAGCGGGCCATCAGTGAAAGCCTGGTGTTTGACGAACGCCTGCAGGTGGCCAAGGAGTTGATCGACCAGTGCATTCAGCGCTGGGCGCAAGGCTCTGCAGCGGAGATTCAGGCGCTGGTGTCCCATGCCTTTCAGGTCGATAAGGAAGGCAAGATCAGCACCGGCCGTGTGCTGGGGCTGCGTCGCCTGGCGATCGACGACCCGCAGTGGCGCATGGCAATGGACGCCATCGCTGACAGCATCCAGGTCACCGGCAGCAAGACCTATATCCGCATCTATGAGCGCCTGGGCGCGGAGGATAACTTCCGCCCCGTCTCGCTGGATATGGCGTCTCTTTAAAGGGGGTGACCCATGCAAATAATCAACCGGGCGGCACTGGCCGCCCAGCTGGCCGCACAGGCCAGACTCACCCAGGGGCAAGCCGACTCAGCCCTGCAGGCGCTGGAAAAACTGGTGGTGCTGCGTATCAAGCGTGGCGACTGCATACAGTTGGATGGCTTCGGCCTGTTTGAGCGCATCGAGCGCGAACCGGGCCGGCAGGTGCTGATCTTTCGCCCGCACCGCAGCGTGAATGAGGAGATGAACCGATGAGCCTTGCAATGCAAGTCCCCGAAACCGAGCTGATGGACGTACTGGAATGGTCTGAGGAACATGGCCGCCAGCACAGCACAGACCACCCCGAGGGCACCTATGAAGAAGGTGTAAACGACGCACTACGCTGGGCGCTGGGCTACATCCACACCCGGCCAGACGAGGCTTAAAACCATGGCAAAAGTAACCATCGAACTGGAAGACGTGCAGGACGATAACGGCATCAGCCGCGTGCTGACCCGTGTGTGCTGGCACACAAGGGCGCCGCTGAACCTGCCCACCAAGGCGGAAAACTTCGCCCTGGCCGTGGCCCTGGTGGTGGATGGCATGTCCGCCGCCGCCCCAGCAAACCGCCCATTAACAACCGGAGCAAAACAATGAACCAGGCACAGCTGATCGAGCGCATTACTACCGACCTTAAAGCCAGCGGCGTGGCCGTGAGCAAAACCCAGGTTGAAGCCGTGGTCATGCGCCTGGCCGAGACCGTGGCCGACACCCTGGTTGCAGGTGACGAGGTGCTGCTGTCGCGCCTGGGCAAATTCAGCCTGGCACACCGTGCTGCCCGTCTCGTTCGCAACCCGGCCACAGGCGCACCGCTGGCGCTGCCGGAGATGCGGGCCGTGAAATTTAAGCCGCTGAAGGGATTGAAGGATGCGGTCAACGCCTAGCGAAACGCCCGCACTGAGCGGGCGTCTGCCGGGCGTGGTTGCCCGGTACTGATGAGCAGCCAGGGAGCAATAGCATGATCACAAAAGAGCAGTGGGCGGAGGTTGAGGAGGAGCTGAAAGGCTTGTTCCCGACCGTGAAATTCAGTTACCAGGGGCATGAGGTGTCAATCAGCCGCAGGCGGGTATCCGAAACCCGGGTTGAGCTGCAGGTTTATATCGATGGCTACATTCGTGGCGTCTGGTACATGCCGGATTCCGAGGGCTTTTTGCCGGTTGTACGCCAGTTGTGGCGCACCCGCACCAGGACCAAGTACTCGGCCAAGTTCATCAAGGATACCGAAAAAGTTTTTGGCAAACGGGCTGCGAAAAAGCACTTCCCCGATTTGCATGATAAGCGGGAGTACTTCGATCCCGGCTTCACCAGCGCCCTGTCCCTGGTGCGCCAGTACCGCAAGCTCGACGGCCTGGAACTGACCCAGATCGGCCATAGCAAAGTGACCCAGGAACCTGCCGAGGCCGACCCCGTATGCAGTTAAGTCGTTGCCCCGTGTGCCACAGCCGCATCAACCTGCAGGCGCTGGTGCAGGACGAAGCCGGGCGCGAGCTGCTGGCCCTGCTGGTCAAACTCGATACCCAGGCCGGCAGCGCGCTGGTGGGATATCTGAGCCTGTTCCGCGCCCAAACGCGGGACCTGGCCAATGACCGGGCGCTGCGCATTGCGCTGGATGCACTGGATTTGGCACCCACGGCGGCGCTGGTGCCGGCCCTGGCGCACACCGTCGAAACCATGCGCAGCAAGCAGCAGCAGGGCCAGTTCAAGCCCCTGGCGAATCACAACTATCTAAAGCGGGTGCTGGAGGGTGGCGACAATGGCCAGCCGATCGCGGCGCTGCCGGCGGGCATGGTGACGGAATCCAGGCAGGGCAAGCGGGCGGCGGTGACCAGCTCGATCATGGATATCAGAGATACGGATTGGTAAGGAAAGGTGCCGCGCCCTGGAGGTTCAAGCCGGGCGCGGCGTGGAATGTTTCGAGCCATCCGTGGCCTGCCTGCATTCCTTGGCGACGCTGGGCGCGTCTGCCATGCAGTTAAGCAGTGCCCGCCCGATTTATCGTTAGGAAAAACTCCTAAATGCAACGCAAAAGCGAATTCAGGCAGTGCGCTTTTGGTTGCAACGCAACGCGTTAACCGAGGTTTAAACAGACATGAAACACCCGCAAAAAGACAACCGCAAAGCGGCACTGGCACAGATCCACATCGGCAAAAAGCAGCTGGCGCTGGATGACGACAGCTATCGCGACATGCTGCAGGGCCTGACTGGGCTGCGCAGCTGCTCCGACATGACGCTGGCGCAGCTGTACCAGGTGATTACGCAGCTGCAGGCCGCCGGCTTCAAAGCCAAAGGCGGTGCGCCGCGCCGCAGCAAGGGCTACTACAGCCCCAAGTCACAGGGGCAGCTGATCGACGTGATGCGGGCGCGCTGGATCCAGATGCACCAGATGGGCATCGTTAACGATGGGTCTGAGTCGGCGTTAACGGCCTACGCCCTGCGCATGAGCAGCCAGATCAACGGCGGTGTGGGGATAGCGCGGCTGGAATGGCTGGAGCGCGAGCCCAAGATTGCGGCCAAGGTGCTGGAGGCGCTGAAGAAGTGGCACATACGCCAGTACCGCAGCTGGAAACAGCAGGATATTGCCACCGTGCAGCAGGCGTGCAGCCTGAATCCTGAATTGAGCGCGGCCCAGGTGATCCGCCAGCTGCTGCAGCAGCAGCGCATCTTCTGGTACCGGGAGTTTGAGGACTACAGCGTGCAGGACTCGCCCGAGTACTGCACCAACCGCAAGGAGCTGCAGCATGACTAAGACACGCGAGGAAGAGCAGCACGACCTGCTGGGCGACAGCTCATTTTGCGATGAGCTGCTCGATCACCTGGACGAGATCCCCGACGAGGTGCGCAAGAAGTGGCCCAAGGATCTGGCCAACCTGATCGATATCTACCAGGCCGCCATGCAGCGCCGGGGCTACAGCGCCAACGAGGCCCGCAGCATCGCCCATACGCTCATGGCCGAGCAGTCGATGTACTGCGGCGGCCGGCATGTGTATATCCCCAAGGGCGACAGGTTCCGCCAGGCGGTGCGTGATGTGGAGCTGTTCCGCGACTGGCACGATCGCGGCATCGTGCCCGACGATCTGGCCAGCCATTACAAGATCAGCACCCAGCATGTGTACCGCATCATCAAGGAACAGCGCGGCTTGCACATGAAGAAGGTGCAGCCGGAATTGTTCTGAGGCGTGTTCGTGGGCTATCCTCTGCGCTGTCAAAGGAGAGACCCATGTCAGTGAAAACGGAAGTTACCAACACTATCGCAGCCTTTTTTGTCGTACTAGGCTGCATTCTGCTCAGCGCTCTGCTGAGTGTTCTTACCGAAATTCCCTCGCTGTTCATTCTGGCGGCCCTGCTTGGCATCGTCTGGTTCAAAGACAAGGGCCATCGGCAGCGTGCTCTGGCGCTCTGGCGCGAAACCTCCACCGCCAAAAAGTTCTGGGTCGGCTTCGCGGCCTTGCTGGTGTACGGCATGATCAGCAGTGCATTCCAGGAGCCGCCTCAGCTTACGGCCGAGCAGGCGCACGTACAGCGTATCGAACAGCACTTCAGCAAGTGGGATGGTTCCCACGAAGGGCTTACACCGATTATCAAGGCGTCAATGCACAACCCCGAGAGTTACGAGCACGTTAAAACCACCTATGTCGACGGGGGCGAAACGCTGCAGGTAACCACCGCGTTCAGGGGGACTAACGCCTTTGGCGCGGTGGTCACTCAGTCTGCTTACGCCGTAGTGGATTTGAACGGCAACGTCCTCAGCCACAGCCTGCAATAGCCTCCAACCCAGGTTAAACCACACCCCCCTCAATCCCCGGCACACTGAAGTTCAACGTTACGAACTTAACTTCAGTCTGCTGGGGATTTTGCTATGTCTGAAAGCTGCTTTGACCTCGCCGTGAACTGGCTGCTGGGCCCCGATATCGAGGGCGAGCACAGCAACGACTCTGCCGATAAAGGCGGCGACACCTGGTATGGCCTGGCGCGTCGCTGGAATCAGGACATGCCCTGGCCACCCACCCGCGAACAGGCCATAGCCCGCTACCGCGAGCGCTACTGGGATGCCTGCCGCTGCAGCGAGCTGCCGCCCCGCCTGGCGGCGATGGTGTTTGATGCCGCCGTGCAGCACGCCCCCCGTGATGCCATCCGCTTTTTGCAGCGCACCCTGGGCGTTGGCATTGATGGCTATATAGGCCCGCAGACGCTGGCGAAAGCCCAGCAGGCTGATGCCGCTGCGTTGGCAGACTTCCTCAGTTACCGCGCCAAGTACTACACCCAGCTGTGCCTTGACGACGAAAGTCAGCTGCGCTTTGCCCGTGGCTGGCATCGCCGGTTGTTCCTGCTGCAGCGCTTTGCGCTGAGCCTGTGAGGTGGCCGCCATGCCGAGTCTTGCCTTCGTTATGCTGGGGCTCTATGCCGCAGCAATTATCCTCAGCGGGGCCATCACACTGGTGATAGGCGTGTTCCGGCGCGAAGTGGAAGGCCTGAAAATCGGCGGTGGCGTGGCGGGCTTAGGGGCTGCGCTGCTATTGCTCGCCAAGCTGGGAGGTGCCTGATGGCCAACCCTATCTGGTCCGCCATTACCGCGCTGGTGACACCTGTCACCGAGATGGTGGACGCATTACACACCTCTGACGAGGAACGCCTGCAGGCCCGCGCCGCGATTTTTGGGCTGCAGTCTGAGCTGAGCCAGACCCTGATCGAGTACGAATCCAAGCTGCTGGCGGCCAAGAGTTCGGTGATTATTGCCGAGGCCCAGGGGCAGAGCTGGCTGCAGCGCAGCTGGCGCCCCATCACCATGCTCACCTTCCTGGTACTGGTGGTGCTCGACACCATGGGGCTGACCGCGTTTCGGTTGTCCGATCAGGCCTGGACGCTGCTGCAGATTGGCCTCGGTGGTTATGTGGTGGGCCGCAGTGTTGAGAAAACCGTCCCCAGCCTGATGCAGGCCATGAGAAAGGATTAGCAATGCCCGATTTATACGACAGCGCCCAGGAGCGCGAGCTGCAGAACCAGCAGGATGCGCAGGCCGCCCACATCGCCCGCCAGTGCGCAGAACCCGCGCAGCTGATTGTGGATGGCCAGGTGCTGTGCATCGACTGTGATGAAGCCGTGCAGCCGGGCCGGCTTGCGGCCAAGCCCACAGCCGCGCGCTGCATCCATTGCCAGGGCATACAGGAGCGAAAAGGTGCACAGCATGGACGCTAAATTCTGGCTCGACGTAGTGCAGTGGATCGTGACCCTGGGCGTGATGATCTTCGTCTGGATCGACCGGGGCCGCAGCGACAACCGTGCCCAGATCGATAAGCTTGGCGAGCGCCAGGATGCGCAGGAGCAGCGTCTTACACGGGCGGAAGAGGGCCTGCGCCACACGCCAACCCATGACGATTTTGCGAAGTTACAGGCGGAGGTATCCGGCGTGCAGAGCACGCTCAACCGCGTCACCAACACGCTGGACCGCATCCACGATTACCTGATGAACAGCAAGGCCTGAAGGAGTGACTGCCATGGCGTTTAATACGTTTGAACAAGAGGACCGGCGGCTGGTGATCCTGCGATTGCTGGCAGAGGATGCGGACTACCGCGTTAACTCCAGCATCCTGCAGCAGGGGCTGGATATGTTTGCCCACTCTGTCAGCCGCGACAAGCTGCACACCGAGCTGAACTGGCTGGCCGAGCAAGACCTGATCAAGTGCGAGCCGGTGGCCTCTGTGCTGGTTGTCACCCTGACCCAGCGCGGCCTCGATGTCGCCCAGGGCCGCGCCTCGGTGCCGGGTGTGAAGCGCCCCGGGCCGGGGGCATAGCGATGGCCATTAAGCCTCTCAGCGCCAGTCAGAAAAAGGTGATCCGAGCGTTTGCCGAAGCGGTTGTCGTGGCGGAAATCGACAAGAACGTCGACGGTTGCGAGGGATTCAAGGAGCACTACCTGCGTAAGCGCCCTGAAGTTGCCCAAGCTGAGCGGGCGTTTCAGAAAGCGGTGCAGCAAGTCCGTAAGGAATTTGCCGATCAGGTTCTACCCGAGGAAAGCTGATATGGCCGAGAAAATTACGCGCGGGCGCCGCTCCAAGATTGACCTGTTGCCGCAGGAAGTCCGCAAGTCGCTGGACCTGATGCTGCGCGATGGCAGCTGGACCCAGAGCGAGATTCTGGACGCCATCAACGAGGCGATCGAGGAGCATGGTCTGCCAGAGGAGCAGAAGCTGTCGCGCTCTGGCCTGAACCGCTACGCCACCGATATGGCGCAGGTGGGCCGGGATCTGATGGAGCTGCGCGAACAGACCCGCGCCCTGGTGGCGGATCTGGGCGACGCGCCCCAGGGCGACACCACCAAGCTGATTCTGGAGATCGCCCGCTCGCAGCTGTTCCGCGCCATGCGCGACCAGATGCTCAAGCCCGAGGAGAGCGTCGATATCGCCATGCTGAAAGACGCCATGCTGGCGGCCCAGCGGCTCGAATCCACGGCGATGAATGCGCACAAGCGCGAGAAAGAGATTCGCCAGGCGTTTGCGGCCGAAGCGTCCGCCGCCGTGGATACCGTCGCCAAGTCGCAGGGCCTCACCGCCGACAGCGTGGCGCAGATCAAGCAGCAGATACTGGGGATAGTGTGATGGCTCAGTACCAGGTGGAGAGAATCCGCAACGGTCTGATCGTGACGGATACAGAGGGTAAGACTTACTACAAGTCGTTTGACGACCTGATTGCAGGCCTGACTGAGGATATGAAGGAGCGCTACCAGCAGTCCACTCACTTTGGAGGGGTTGAAAAGTTCACCCTTACACTCGCTGCTGAGGGCATATAACCATGAACCTCCAGCAAGCCGCCATCACCCAGGCCATACAGGCCAGCCTCGCCGATCTGCAGCAGTTCAGTGCAGACGATTTACTGCTCGGATACCAGAAGCGCTGGATCGCCGACGACTCGCCACTGAAGATCTGCGACAAGTCGCGCCGTACCGGTATCACCTGGGCGGAGGCGGCGGACGCCACGCTCTGCGCCGGTACCGCCAAGAACGAAGGCGGTTGCAACCACTTCTATGTCGGCAGTAACAAGGAGATGGCGCGGGAGTTTATCGAAGCGGTGGCCATGTGGGCCAAGGCGTTCGATCGTGCCGCCGGCGAGATCCAGGAAGAGGTACTGAAAGACGACGACAAGGACATATTAACCTTCGTTGTCTATTTTGCGTCTGGCTTCAAGGTACAGGCACTCAGCTCCAACCCCAGCAATCTGCGCGGCATGCAGGGCAACGTCACCATAGACGAAGCCGCTTTCCATGAACGCCTGGCCGAGGTGTTGAAAGCGGCGCTGGCACTCACCATGTGGGGCGCCAAGGTGCGTTTAATATCAACCCATAACGGCGTTGATAACCTGTTTAACCAGCTGATTCAGGACAGCCGTGCCGGGCGCAAGCGCTACAGCGTGCACACCGTGACGCTGGATGATGCCTGTGCCGAAGGGCTCTACCAGCGCATCTGCCAGATCACCCGCAAGGACTGGAGCCAGCAGGCTGAGGACGCCTGGAAGGCGGGCCTGTTGAAAGACACCGCCACCGAAGAAGACGCGCTCGAAGAGTATTACTGTGTGCCCAAGCAGGGCGGCGGTGCCTATATCAACCGCAGCCTGATTGAGCGGGCGCAGCGTGCCGAGATTCCGGTGCTGCAGTACGAGGCGCCCCAGGGCTTTATGCTCTGGTCCGATCAGCAGCGCCTGGCCGAGATTGACGACTGGTGCGAGGCCCAGCTGGCGCCGCCGCTGGAGAAGCTCAACCCCGACTTCAGCCATTCTTTCGGCGAAGACTTTGCCCGCAAGGGCGACCTCACCGTCTTTGCGCCCCTGATCATCCTGCCGGATACGCGGCTGCGCTGTCCCTTCCTGGTGGAGCTGCGCAACCTGCCCTACGAGTCGCAAAAGCAAATCATGTTCTACATCCTGCGCAGGCTGCCGCGCCTCACCGGCGCCGCCTTTGATGCCACCGGCAACGGCGGCTACCTGGCGGAAGCGGCCGCGCTGCAGTTTGGTACCGACCTGGTGGACCAGGTGCAGCTGAACCTGCCCTGGTACCGGGAGTGGATGCCCAAGTTCAAGGCCAAATTTGAAGACGCCGATATCGAGATCCCCAAGACCACCGATGTGCTGAATGACCTGCGCAAGATCCAGGTAGTTAAAGGCGTGCCGGTGATCGAGAAGGGCAGCGGCAAGGGAACCGATGGCCAGCAGCGCCACGGCGATGCGGCCGTGGCGCTGTGCATGGCGGTACGCGCCAGCTATATGGAGGGCAGCGCCATCGAGTTCACCCCGCTGCCGGGCAAGGGCGAGCCCGATGATGACAGCGACGACTATTTAAACAGTTTTCAACGAGGCACCTGGTAATGGCTCACAGCAGCATTCTGGATATCAACGGCCGCCCCTTTGACCTGGGCGAACTGGCCGAACCACAGACCGAAGCCGAGGCAAAGCTGGCGCAGTTGCACCGCCACTATGCGGATCATCCGTCCAGCGGCCTGACCCCTGCCAAGCTGGCGCGCATTCTGCGTGATGCCGAGCAGGGCGATCTGATCGGCCAGTGCGAACTGGCCGAAGACATGGAAGAGAAAGACGCCCACATCCAGAGTGAGCTGGGCAAGCGCCGCCTGGCGTGGCAGGGGCCAGACTGGAACATAGAACCGCCGCCTGGGGCCAGCGCAGAAGAGCAGCGCGATGCCGAGATGATCGAGGCGCTGCTGCGCTCGGCCACCTGGCTGGACGACTGCATCTTCGATTGCGGCGATGCCATCCTCAAGGGCTTCGCCAATCTGGAGCTAAGCTGGGACTTTGCCGACAACACCCACTTTGTGACGCACATCGAGTACCGCGACCCGAGCTGGTTCCAGGTTCATCCTGACCAGCGTAACGAGCTGCGCCTGCGCGATGGCAGCCACGAGGGCGTGGAGCTGCGCCCCTTCAGCTGGATCAGCCACCAGGCACGGGTGAAGTCTGGCTATCTGTCGCGCCGGGGTCTGGCCCGCGTGCTGGCCTGGCCCTTCCTGTTCAAGAACTACAGCGTGCGCGATCTGGCCGAGTTCCTGGAGATCTACGGCCTGCCGCTGCGCCTGGGCAAATATCCGGCCGGCGCCAGCGAAAAAGAAAAGATGACCCTGCTGCGGGCCGTGATGAGCATCGGCCACAATGCCGGCGGCATTATCCCCCGGGGCATGGAAATCGAGTTCGAGAAGGCCGCCGATGGCGCCAGTGATCCGTTCATGGCCATGATCAGCTGGTGCGAGAAGAGCCAGAGCAAGGCGATTCTCGGCGGCACCCTCACCAGTCAGGCCGATGGTAAAAGCTCCACCAATGCCCTTGGCAGCGTGCACAACGAAGTGCGCCAGGAGATCCGCGACTCAGACCTCAAGGGCCTGGGCAACACGCTCACCCGTGATCTGGTGCTGCCGCTCTATATGCTCAACGGCAAAAGCTACCGATCGCCCCGGCGCACGCCACGGCTGGTGTTCGATTTAAACGACCCGGAAGATCTGGCGCAGTTTGCCACGCCGCTCAAGGGACTAGTGGAGCTGGGCGTGCAGATCCCGGTGAACTGGGTGCATGAGAAAACCCGCATCCCCCAGGCGCAGAAAGGCGAGGCCGTGCTGGCGCTGGCGCAGGCCACGACACCGGACCCAGCCAGGGGCGCCGCCAGTCTGGCGGCCAGCCTGGCGGCGTTGAAGGTTGTTAGCCAGCCTGAAGCCCCGGATACCGCCGGCCAGGTGAGCGAGCAGCTGCACGGCGCCGGCGGCGATGCGGTGTCTGCCTGGCTGGATCAGATCCGCGCCCTGGTGGAATCGGCCGACAGCCTGGAAGCGCTGCAGGCCGGGCTGCTGGCGATGGATCTGGATGCCGCTGCCCTCACCGACGCCATGGCCGAGGCTCTGACCGTGGCCGCACTGGCGGGCCGGTATGAGCTGCTGCAGGACGCCCGCTAATGCCGTTGCGTGTCACCACAGACATAGGGGCGCGCCCCTTCGATGAGGCTATCAAGTACTTCAGCCAGAAGCTCGGTCTGCCCACCAATGGCTGGCAGGATGTGTACGGGGCGCAGCATGACCACGCCTTTATGGTGGCCGGTGCCAACAAGCAGGCCATTGTGGAGGGCTTCGCCACCGCCATTACGGCCGCCATCGAGCAGGGCGAAACCCTGGCCGCCTTTCGCGAGCGCTTCGATGACATCGTTGCTACCCACGGCTGGGACTATAAGGGCAGCCGGGGCTGGCGTTCGCGCCTGATCTACGAGACCAACGTGCGCCAGAGCTACAACGCCGGGCGTGAAGTGCAGATGGCGGATCCCGCGCACCGCGCCCGCTTCCCCTATATGGAATACCGCCACTCGGGTGCTGAGAACTACAGACCGCAGCACAAGGCATGGGACCGGCTGGTATTGAGTGCCGAGGATCCCTGGTGGAACCTGCACAGCCCCAGCAATGGCTACGGCTGCAAGTGCAAGAAGCTGCCGGTATCAAAGCGTGAACTCAAGCGCCTGGGCAAGACCGCCCCCGATACGGCGCCGGCCGATGAGTTTCGGGAGTTCGTCGACAAGCGCAGCGGCGAAGTACGCCAGATCCCGCTGGGTATAGATCCCGGTTTTGATCACCGCCCGGGGGAAAGCTGGCTGCGCCACAACAGCCCGAGTCAGGTGCAGCAGTGGCCGGCAGGCCAGAGTCCGATCCCCTTTGGCCAGCCCGATGCCACGCCCATGCCATCACCCACCCAGGTGAGGCCGCAGCAGCTGCTGGATGCAGGCCTGAGTGATGATGCCTACATCGACGCCTTTGTGGGCGAGTTCCATGCAGCGGGCACGCTGGCGCCAGAACGCCAGGTGTTTCGGGATGTGCTGGGTGAGCCGCTGCTGATCAGCGAGCAGCTGTTCCAGGATGCCCGGGGCCAGCGCACAGCCGCGCCCTTTGGCAGCGCATCCATAGACCCGCAGCACCTGCCCTTGCTGGCCCAGGCGATCCAGCAGCCCGATGAAATCTGGGCGGCGCTCGAACCCGATCTGGCAGTACCGGGTAAATACCGTTTAACCCGCCGTTACCTGTCGCGCTGGATCACCGCAGAAGGTCAGCAGCTGCTGACCCGCTGGGTGCAGGGGCAGGGGCTTTGGCACGGGGCCACGGGTGTTGCCACTGAGGCAGAGCTGGCGGCACTGCGCCAGGGCGTGCTGCTGTATCAACGTGGCGCGCAAGTAACCAACGCAGGGGAGCAATAGCATGGCCGGTGCGCACAATAGTCTTAGCATTGAGTACGACGATGGCAACCTGCAGAGCACCATCAATCGGCTGATCGCGCTCAGCAGCGACCTGACCCCGGTAAACATCGAGATTGCCGAGTATTTGCACCGGCGCACCCGGGACCACTTCGACAGCGAACAGGGCCCCGATGGCGTGGCCTGGGCCAAGGTATCGCCCGCCACCCAGGCGCAGAAGGATGAGGGCTACAACATCGGCGGCTCGCGCACCTCGCTGCCGATCCCGGGCAAGGCCCTGCACGGCGCCACCTTGCACCTGCGCGATACCATCTTCCCCTTCTGGGGTAAGGATGAGGCCGGTGTCAGCACCGGGCCTGCCACCCAGGACTACGCCGCCGCCCACCAGTTCGGCACCCAGGGCATGCAGATACAGGTGCCGGCGCACCAGCGTCTGGTGACCCAGGCATTCGGGCGCATGCTGAAGTTCCCGGTCTGGTCCAATGTGCGTGCCCACAGCTTCGCCGGTAATACCCCGGCCCGGCCTTACCTGGGGCTGGGTAAAGACGACGAGCGCGAGATACTGGAGATTCTGGAGGACGAGATCCTATCCCTGATGCCGAGCGCCTGAGAGCCCGTCTAAGCGACGTTCGGGCGTCGGGGTATCTTTGTATGGGTCGGAAGGCGTTAAACACATCTGAGAAAGATTAAACAGGGTTTGGCGTCGGCTGAAGCAGGGCGCCAGGCATAAGCTCAAACCAGCGAGGTAAAGTTCATGACTCAGCCGCGTCAGTACCGCTTTAATCACATCACCGATCTTGCGCAGTTGGCGGACGAAGATATCGCCGAATTCTGCCGCGAGCTGCCCAACACCATCCGGCAGATGCAGCAGACCTTTGTGGTGCTCGATGAGCTGGCCACCGGCACAGTTGATCGCCGCCGTACCATGCCGGTGCTGGAATGGGAGCCCCTGGGCGTCGAATGCCCGGCCCTCGATCAGTATTCGCAATGGTGACTCATGAGTAAATTAGGTGTAGCAAACTTCGAGCAGCCGGCGAAAGACTGGCTCGCCGATGCCATCGAGAACCTGGCTGCGCTGGTCAAGGCCGGGGAGGCGCCGATAATGGAGGTCAGAGTGCTGGGCGTGGCGTTCGAGTTTCGTTTAAAAGAGGTGCAGCCGTCAGCCGCGCCTGAGTCTTTGCACTGAGGGCACGATATGGCTGCGATCATTGTGCGCGCTCTGGAACTGGGCTGGCTTAGCCTGCTGTTGTCATCCCCCATGCTCTGCATTCTGCTGCATGGTCTGGCCTGCTGGCTGCGTGACAAGCCCCGTAAAACCTCCAACCCACGTTAAACCACTTCCCCCGCGCATACCGCCATCATGGCGGTATGAGCACATTCAAACCCCACAGTTTAACCCCCGGCCTTGCCGCCCTCAGCGCCCGCGCACCGTCTTCGGTGGCGGTGCTGGCGCTCGACCTGGCCGCCGATGCCAATGGCTGGCAGCAGCTGCTGCCGGCGGGCCGCTTCAGCGCCATTGATGGCCGCCCGTTCGATGTGCCGGGTGGGCACTGGCAGATCGATGCCGACATTGCCGCCAGGCTGATTGCCCAGGCGCAGGCTGCGGCTAATGACCTGGTCATCGACTACGAACACCAGACCCTCTATTCAGAGACCAACGGCCAGCCCGCGCCTGCCGCTGCCTGGTTCAAGGACATGGAGTGGCGGGAAGGTTCCGGGCTATGGATACGCCCGCAGTGGACGTCCCGCGCCCGCGATCATATCCAGAACGGCGAATACAAATACCTGTCTGCCGTTTTCTCCTACGACAAGGACAGCGGCACGCCGCTGCTGATGCACAGCGCGGCCCTGGTCAATCGCCCCGGCATTGATGGCCTGCAGGCGCTGGAGGCACTGAGCGCCCGCATTAACCGCACACCTACTCACCCGGCATCCTCGCCCCCTAATGAACAGGAGCAGCACCCCATGAATGAAGCATTGCGCCAACTGCTGGCCAAGCTCGGCATCGAGATCGCCGCCGACGCCAGCCTCACCGATGAGCAGGGCACCGCAGCACTGGCGGCACTGTCGGCCCTGCAGGGCCAGGCGACCCAGGCCAAAGCCCTGGAAACCGAAGTAGCGGCGCTCAAGGCCGGTGCCGGATCCGCCGGTGCCCAGGCTGTCGACCTGTCCAAGTACGTGCCTGCCGCCACCTACAACGCCCTGGTCACTGAAATGGCCACGCTCAAGGCCGGCAGCGATCAGACCAGCGTCGAGCAGCTGCTCAAGGATGCCCGCAGCGAAGGTCGAGTGCTGGCCTCTGAACAGGATTACCTGGAACAGTTCGCCGCCCAGCAGGGTGTGGCGGCGCTGAAGTCCCTGATCGAGGCGCGCCCGGCCGTGGTGGCGCTGCGCGCCACCCAGACCCACGACAAGGTGCCGCCCAAGGACAAGGCCAAGGACGATGACCTGAGCGCCGAGGATCTGGCGGTGCTCAAAGCCACCGGCCTGAGCAAAGCCGACTTCCTTAAATCCAAGCAGGAGCTGAACTGATGGGAGCTATTGCAGAGCGTTTGGGGCGCAAGCGCGCCTACCCGGTGAAGGCGGCCACTGTGCTGAGCCAGAACGAGCCTGCGCTGCTGGCCAGCGGCTACCTGACCCCTGTGTCGGGCGGTACCGGCACCAGCGTGGGGGTCACCACCCTGGGGGCAGACAACAGCACCGGCGCCAACGGTGATGTGCGCGCCGAGGTGGTCACCGGCGAGCACAAGTTCGTCAATAACGCCGCCGACATCACCGTCTCGATGGTGGGCGCCACCGCCTACTGGGTGGATGCCAGCACCGTATCGTCCAGCGACGACACCGCCAGCCGCCCAGCGGCCGGCAAAATCACCCAGGTGGACAGCGACGGCGTCTGGATCGATATCGGCGTTTAACAGCGGTTAAACCTCGCATTAATGCTCAGGAGACATAACGATGGATATTTCCCCCGGCGCCTTGAACGCGCTTTACAGCGCAGTCAACGCTGCGTTCCAGCAGGGCCGCGCGTCCTACACACCGCTGTGGCAGGAGGTCGCCACCCTGGTGCCGTCGACCACGGCTCAGGAGGATTACAGCTGGCTGGGCGAGTTCAGCCGCCTGCGCGAGTGGCTGGGCGATCGCCAGGTCAACCGCATGAAGGTGTACGACTACTCGCTGAAGAACAAGAAGTTCGAAGCCACCGAAGGCATCCCGGCCGACCGTATCGAGGATGATGCCTATGGCGTGCTGATGCCCAAGTTCCAGGACATGGGATACGCCTCTGCCACCCATCCCGATGAACTGGTGTTCGGCCTGCTGGCTGCAGGCTTCAGCACCCCCTGCTACGACGGCCAGTACTTCTTCGATACCGACCACCCGGTGGGCGAGGGCGAAAGTGCGACATCGGTCAGCAACATGCAGGCCGGCTCCAGCCCCGCCTGGTTCCTGCTGGAAACCGGCCGCCCACTCAAGCCGCTGATCTTCCAGCGCCGGCGCGAGTACCGCCTTCTCGCGAAGACCGATGCCGGCAACAGCGACCATGTGTTCATGGCCGATGAGTATCTCTACGGCGTGGATGCCCGCGTTAACGCCGGCTTTGGCTTCTGGCAGATGGCGTTTGGCTCCAAAGCGGCGCTCGATGCCACCAACTTCGATGCCGCGATGGCCGCGATGGGGGGGTTCAAGTCCGACAAGGGCCGCCCGCTGGGCATCATGCCCAAGATGCTGGTTGTGGGGCCGTCTAACCGAGCCGCCGCCAATGCCGTGGTTGCTGCAGAGCGCCTGGCCAACGGCGGCAGCAATACCAACTGGAAGGCCGTTGAGGTGAAAGTGGTGCCCTGGCTGGAATAAACCCCGGCCGCTGAACCGGTCGGCCACACCCGTGTGTGGCCGGCCACGACTTAAATCTGGAGGACGTATGCAATGTCGATTCGTATTTCATCTGCCGTTGAGGGCTTTCGCCGAGCTGGAGTCGCTCACTCGATGGCTGCCAAGACTTATCCAGACGATTTTTTCAGCGCCAGACAACTGGAACAGCTCAAAGCTGAGCCGCGTCTGGCAGTGGCGATCATCCCCGATAGCACTGCAGACGGTGCGCCGCCAGCTGCGCCTGCTGATCCGCAAGGGGCCCTGGACTCAGGTGGCGTTTCTGAGCGTGTAGACGGCGAGCTGAGCCCGGATGACGTCGGCGGGGAAGGCGTCCAGCAGGTTCATCTCGACACACTGAAAGTCGACGAGCTGCGCGAGCTGGCTACGGATTTGGCAATCGCGGGTGTCGGTGGCATGAAGAAGGCAGAACTGGTCGCGGCCATTAAGGCGGTGCCGGTGCATGTGGCTGACTCTGCCCCCGGCGGTGACGCCGCGTGACTGTCTACGCCACCCAGGCCGATCTGGTGCAGCGTTTCGGCGAGGCTGAGCTGATCAGCCTCACCGATCGCGACGGTACGGCCGGGGCCATTGTCGCCAGCGTGATCGATCAGGTGCTGGCTGATGCCAGTGCCGAGATCGACGGCTATATCGGCGGCCGTTACAAGCTGCCGCTGGCTACGGTACCGGCGGTATTGAACCGGCTGTGCTGCGATATCGCCCGCTTCCTGCTGTACGACGTGCGTGCCGACGATCAGCTGGTGAAGCGCTACGAAGCGGTGATCAAGTTCCTCACGGCGCTCGGCAAGGGTGACCTGAGCCTGGGGCTGCCAGACGAAGGCGAGGCGGGGCCGAGCCAGAACCTGGCCGAGATCCAGTCCGATGGCCATGTGTTCCGCCGCGGCAACAGCAAGGGGTTCATCTAGATGCAAGAACTGGCGGACGACTACCTGGCGGCTGAGCCCGCGATTGTCGCTGCGCTGGCACCGGTACCGGGGCTGCGCAAGGTGTATGTCAGCCAGGATCTGGCCGACATGGCGGAGAACAGTCAGATCACGCCGGCGGCCCATGTCATCTACTTCGGTGACCGGGTGCAGGATAACGCCCAGGGCGGGGTGATGGGCCACGCCGATCAGACCTGGCTGGTGATACTGGCGGTGCACCAGGTACGCGATGGCAACAAGGCCGGGCCTTTGATCGCGGCCCTGCTGAAAACGCTATGCGGCCACCATGGGCCCCTGGGCAATCTCACCCGGGCCAATGCCCCCAAACCCTATTTCAGCGGTGGCTTCGGCTACTACCCCCTGGCCTTCAATCTTAAATTTCGAACCAAAGCCAACCGTTAAGGAGCTAACCCATGAGCGGACTGTTACTCGCCGGCGACGTCTACTTCGACCGCCTTACCGATGCCGGTGTTTCCACCGGTCTGGTGGGCCCGATCAACGTCACCCAGCTGCAGATCAATACGCCGTCCGAGTCGGTCGACCGGACCTCGAAGAAAAAGACCAGCTACGGCCAGGTGCTCGACTCAGTGGTGCTGCCCCAGCCCACCGAGCTGACCATCGCCATTGATGATCAGCCCGCCGATCTGCTGGCCCTGGCACTGCTGGGCGATGTCGAGGTGCTCAACCAGGCCAGCGCCAGTGTGTCGGCCGCCGCCTTTACGCTGCCGGCGGGCAACAAGTGGCTCAAGCTGCCCCAGGGCAACCTGGCCAGCGCGGGCCTGGCGGTGTTCGAGTCCGATGGCGTCACCGGCATCGCGGCCGCCGCCTACGAGGTCAACTATGCCCTGGGGATGATCCGCACCACGCCGGATGGCGTGCTGGATACCGACTCCAGCACTGATATCAAGATGGACTACACCCACAATGCCATCAGCGGCACGCGCATCAAGGGCGCTATCCGCTCGATCATCCGCATCAAGCTGTACCTGGACGGCACCAACCTGGCCACCGGCCTGCCGGTGAAGCTGGAGATCCCTGAAGCCGTGGTGGCGCCCACTGAGGCCGTGGATCTGTTTGCCAGCGAGTACGTCAGCGCCACCCTGGCCGGCAAGATCAAGCTGCTCGATGGCGAGACCGCGCCCTTCTATCTGGATCAGGAAACCGCCTGAGCCTGAGTAGACCCCGGGTGTTAACCCCCGCACCTTAACAGAAGGGGTCGGCTTGCCGGCCCCTTCTGTATAACCACTGACCGGTACCGCCATGTCTGCCCGCGATCTTGCCCTTAATCTGCTTATCAAAGCCAAGAACCTGGCCAGCAAGCCGCTGGACAAGTTCCGTTCCGAGGTGGAGCAGACCGGCGAGCAGGCCGAGCAGCTGGGCGAGACGCTGGATAAAACGGCCACCCAGACAGACAAGTTCGGCAACGAACTCACCGAGGTCGACAAGGCCGCCGGGCGCTTTATCGATAAATCCGGCCGCATGCGTGAGGCGAACGGGCGCTATGTAAAAAGCACCGAGCTGGCGCACCGGGGTACCGGCCGGTTCCGCGATGATTTGAAAGACGTCGACCGCCAGGCCGACAAAACCGCTGGCGGCCTGGGCAAGCTCAAGTCCCGCATTGGCGCGCTCTTTGTGGGCGGTGCCGTTACAGCGGGGCTGGCCGGGCTCTTTGGCGGCGCACTGCGCTCCAGCGCCGCCTTCGAACGCCAGATGAACAAGGTGGAGGCCGTCACCGCCGCCACCGCCGAGCAGATGCGCCAGCTCACCGCCGCCGCTGAAGAGGCCGGTGCCACCACCCAGTTTACTGCGACCCAGGCAGGTCAGGGGCTGGAGATCCTCGCCCGTGCCGGTCACAACGCCCAGCAATCCATCGGCCTGCTGCCCACCCTGCTGGCGGTGGCCACCGCCGAGAGCCTGGGGCTGGAAGAAGCGGCCTCGCTGGTGTCCGATACGCTGGCTGTGATGCAGCTGGATGTCAGCAGGGGCGGCGAGGCGGCCGACGTGCTGGCGCGTGGCTCGTCGCTGGCCAACACCAAGATGGTCGATCTGGGCAACGCCATCAGCTATACCGGCTCCCAGGCGCGCGCCCGGGGGTTGGATCTGCAGCAGCTCACGGCGGTGCTGGATGTGCTGGCCAAGCACAGTCTGCGTGGCGAGCGTGCCGGTACCGGTTTGCGGGCGATCCTGGCGCAGCTGGAAGACCCGGCCAGCAAGGCCAGCAAGGAGCTGACCAAACTCGGCATTCCCACCGCCAACTTTATCGAGCTGATCGATGCCCTGGGCCAGAAGGGCGACCGGGGCAAGGCGGCGATCAATGCCTTTGGTATCGAAGCCGGCCCTGCGCTGCGCGCGCTATTGGCCGAGGGCTCGGAAGGTATTCGCGAGTTTGAAACCGAGCTGCGCAATGCCGACGGTGCCGCCAAGAAGATGGCCGACACCGCCACCGACGACCTCACCGGCGCATGGGTTGGCTTTGGCAGTGCCTGGGACGGGGTGCGCAAGACCCTGACTGATCCGCTGCTCAAGCCGCTGGCGGCCGAGGTGGGCGCGCTGACCGAGAAGCTGCGCGAGCTGGCGGCGGATGGCAATTTAAAGGTTTGGGGAGACATTATTTCCTGGACGCTGGGCCGCGTCGCTGGCGCATTCCAGATTGTGTACAACGCTGCCACGCTAGCGACTAAGGCGATCGGTGTTTTCTCCGTACAGATTTTGGCTTGGCTCGCCGATGTCGAGCTGGGTGTTACTAAGCTGCTGAACCTCCTCGGATTAGCCAGTGATGAAACAGTTCGAAATTTTGAACTCATGGCGGGGGGCGTGCATGCGGCGTTAGAGTCACTCGTAAAGCAAGCCGAGCAAGATATTGGCGATATTGGTGAGGGCTGGAAGAAGCTAACCGACGACGTTGAGAAAAGCGCCACCGAGTCGACCGTCGCCCAGCAGAAGCTCCAGGAAGAAACCAAAAAGACCGGCGAAGCCGCAATACAAGCAGGCGAAGATGCAAAAGCAGGTGCTGATACCGCCAAAGCCGCCGCTGCCGAGCTGGTCACGGCCTTCACCGATGCCCGCACCCAGGGCGAAACGACCCAGGCCGCGCTGCAAAGCCTGTTCGAGAACCTCAATACCGCCAGCCCCGACAGCATCAAGACCCTGGCGCTGGCCGTGGACGAGCTGCGGGTTGGCAGCGAACTGACCGACGCGGAAATCCGCGAGGGGATCGCCACCACCCTGAGCAAGCTCAGCAGCGAGCAGCTGGCCGAGTTCCGCAAGAATGCCCAGATGACATTCAAGGATGGCGGCGCCGCCGTGCGCAGTATGGCCTTTGTGGTTGACTCGGTGCTGGATGCCAGCCTGATCAAGCTGGGGGTGGATCTGGAACAGGTGCGCACGGGATTCACCCGCACTGAACGCGAGGCCGTAAAGTCCTTCGGTACCGTGATCGAGCAGCTGCACGCGGCCGGCATCCAGGGCAAGGAGTCGGGGGCTATTATCCGCGCCAGTTTTGAAAAGGCGTTTAATCAGATCGAAAACAAGGCGGCGCTGGACCAGCTAAAAGCGCAGTTGCGGGCGTCATTTGAAGCCGGCCAGCTGTCGGCGGCCGATTATCAGAAGGCGCTGGAGGCCATCAAACAGAAGTACCAGGAGCTGAAAGCCACGGCTGAAGACTCCATGTTCAGCCAGGTCAAGAGCCTGAAAAGCGCCGAAGACCAGGCGAAAAAAACCGCCCGCGCCGTGGCCGATAAAGCCAGCGCCACCGCCGAGGACAGCAAACAGACCGACAGCAATACCGATGCCGTGGATGAGAACACGAAATCGGTTGAGCGCCGCACCAGCGCCTTCACTCTGGCGGGCCACTCGGTGGATGAACTCAAGGCCAAGTCGGCGGCCCTGGGCAAGGTGGCCGACTCGGCCATCCAGCGCATCAAGACGGCGCAAAACGGCGTGGATCCGCGCTACTTCGCCGATGCCTGGTGGGAAGCTGAGAACAACATGAAGCGCCTGCTCGAACAGTACGACAGTCAGGACGCCGCCGCCAAACGCATGATTGCCACCCTTCAGGCCGGTGGCAATGAAGCGGCGCGGCTGGCCATGCAGGGCGACCGTGCGCTGTCGGGCTTTAACCTGCTGGGCGAGCAGGATCTCGCCCCTTTGCGCCAGGCGCTGAACGCCGCCCGCCAGACCGCCGACCAGCTCACCGGCTCGCTCTCCAGCACCGTATCGGGCCTGCGCGATGAACTCGACCAGCTAAAAGGCGACACCGCCGCCATTGATCAGCGCCGCTACCAGAGTCGCCTGGCCGAGCTGGATGCCGCTCTGCGCAATGCCCGTGCCCAGAGCAACGATGCCGCCGTGCGTGAAGCCCAGGAAGCCATACGGCTGTTGCGCGAAGCCTACGAGTTGCGCAGGCGTCAGGGACAGGCACAAGCCAGCCCCGCCCGTGCAGCAGCAGGGCCTGCGCTGGCCGGCATCCCCAGTGCCACGCCGCAGATCAGCAACCGCACCGTCACGCTGCAGTTCGCTAGCCGTGGTCAGACCTTTGCCATTAACACCGAAGACACCGCCGCCCAGGCATTGCTGGAGCGCCTGGCCGAGGTAGGAGCCGTGACCAAATGATCAGCCTGGATGCCATCACCCTGCCCAGCGAACTGGAGTGGCAGGACGAATTCAACTGGAGCGCCGTGCGCCAGGTCGCCGACGTCAGCCTGGCCGGCAGCCTGGTAGTGCAGGAAGCGGCCCAGCTCGCCGGCCGCCCGATCACCCTGATAAATGGCTGGGTCACGCGGGGTGTCCTCAAGCAGCTCTATGCCATGGCCCAGGTGGCCGCCACCGAGCGCACCCTGCTGATCGGCGCCGACAGTTACCAGGTGCTTTTTCGCCACAGCGAGCAAGCCATTGAAGCGGTGCCGGTAGCGCCTTTTGAAGACCCGAGCGACGGCGAGTTTTACCAGATTAACCTGCGTTTTATATGCGTTTAAACAGGTGACCGAATGACCATTTTAGAATCCGATATCAAACTCATGGCCTCCGAGCGCCTGCTGGACGTAGACGATGGCGGCGGCCTGATGAGCGCCGTGGAAGTGGTGGATGGCGTGGTGAACAACCTGTTCCCCGATATCAGCCGCCTCGATCGCACCTATGGCCGCGTCAACCTGCGCAAGGCCTACGCCGCCGTGCGCACCGCCAATAAAGATATGTATTACGGCAGCCACGCCATCATCACCGACGCCCCGGACGACGGCAAAGTGTCGGTGGTCATGTTCACGACTGGATCCTATACCGACGAGCGCGCCCAGGCGCAGGATCGCATCGAAAGCTACGTGGTTCAGGGCCCGGAAAGCCGTTACGTGCTGCTGGGTGACCAGCTCATCGGCCAGCGCCTGATCACCGTCTATGCCCGCCTGGATGCCGAGAGCCCGGAGGTGGGCACCGTTTACCTGCTCAGCAACGAGAGCAGCACCGGCACCATCATCGGCGAACAGCAGTATGTGCGTGTTAACGACGTGAGCGGCTTTCTCTTATACCCAACTGACGGTGGCGCAGACCCACGCAGGCGAGGACCCAGTCCTCGCTCG